TTCCTTTCTACTATAAGCTGAAAGACCTGTTACTTTGGAAGTAAAATCATCATTAATAGGTTGTTTGTTATTAAACAATACCAATTCTTGAGTCTTAGCATTCCATTCAACAACTGTACCACTAATTTTATCTAGATATAGATCATCAGTAGTATCTGAACCTGTCTTCTGTTTTTCGTTATATCGATTAACAGTTGTACCTACAGTAAATGATGGTGTTTTAACACTAGATCCAGCATTTGTAACTATAGTTCCTGGATCACTTGCATCAGTCCAATCTTTATTATTATCTGTGTCTTTTTCAAATGTTAGAATTTCACTTGCTTTAAAGGTTCCATCATTAGTTACCCTAACAGTAACTGTACTTGTAGCAGCATCCCAACCTATAATAGTACCAGAAGCACCAGAAAGTCTATCAACCTCTGATGTGGTAGTATTAGTTGTACTGTTAATAGCTTGAGGAATTTGGATACCACTAGTTCCACCACTCTTGATTGCTATAGCAAACGTAACAATTGGATATAATTTTAGTACTTGATTCCTTCTACCATAACGATTCTCTCCTCCTGTAGGATTCTCGATTCTATTAGATATAGTCTTAACAGAACTAGTTCTAAGATCAATAACAGGAGATAGTGTTGATTGAGTAGATGAAATATCTAACTTATAAACTAAAGAATTTGTAATATCATTTCTCAATGAATTAATTCTAGAAGCTAACACCTTCTGGTTTATAAAGAAATGTTCTTGCTTAATAAATGTCTTCTCATAATCAGATTGAGAATAAGAAGAATAGTTAACAGGACCACTATCTACAGGAACTATATTAGTTGTTTTAACGGATGATTCAATCTTTGTTTGTGGGAATGAAAGATAACCAATATCAGCATACAATTTCTCATATTTCTTATTAAGAGAAATTAATCCACCCGATCCACCACCAATAGAATTAGAGCTTGCATTAGTTGTAGATACAATATTGAATGTATCAATACCAGAGTTCTCAACTGTGAACAATGTAGTATTCAAAGAAGATGCTGAGATACCACCAGTCTCTTTCAGATTCTTGAAGAATGCAAATGACTTACCAGTATCTTCAAATCCGTGATCTCTATGTGTAACTTCAATATACTTATTATTTCCTCTAAATCTTTCTAGAGTTGCACTGCTACTTGCTTCGGAACTTGTCCGTATGGAATCAGCATCCATAGTTTCATAACCTATGTTATCATTTGTTAACATAACACTAGCAGTCCTAGAAATATCAAACTCTGCTCTATTAAGTTGGAACTTAATATCTTCCTTAAGGTTCTCTGTCCAAGAATCCACATTCTGTGATCTATAGACAGAACCTAATCCTGGTTGTACTGTAACAGTTCCTGAACCTGCAGGTTCTCCAACTTCAGAAGCCCAAACCTCATAATCGGTAGAATCTGTCTCAATAACAAACGCATATTCTGTATCATTCTGTAAATATACAGGATAATCAAATTCAAACTCAGTTGGTACACTACCAGCAACATCAGTTACCAAATTAGTTGATACACCCATTCTTACAGCAGGTGTATCGATCTCTACAACTGCTTCTACAGCAGCACCAGCATTACCAGAACCTGTTCCAGCAATAACAATGGATGGAGCACTTGTATACCCAGAACCAGATATAGAAACTTCAGCATTGAATAACTTACCACCAGATATTCCTAATGTTCCAGCTGCAGTAGTACCACCTGGTAATTGTGGACTCTCGATGGTCATTGAAGCACTATCATAATAAGAACCAGAACCAATAACTTTAAGATCAACAATTGATCCAGAATCCTTAGCAATAGTAACAGATATTGAAGTATTATTTGTATTATTAGCTAGAGTTATTGATGGAGCAATAATTTGTTCCCCTGCTTGGAAAGAATTACCATTGTTATTAGAAAGAACCAATGTATATACTTGATCTGCTGATACTGGAATCTTATCTGCAGCTCCTGGTAATACTTCAATTCCAGTTCTATCAAATACTTTAAATATTGGTCCAGTAGCACCTGATATTTGTCCAGTTACAATCTCACCAACCTCAAGAGATGTTTCTTGTGATACATAGAACTTCAACTTTGTTTCAGGTGAAATAGTCTTCTCTGTACCAGGAACAATATAACTTCCTGGTTTACCACTTACTGTATTAGTAATATAAGTTCTTACTGGAACCTTGGTTGCCTTCTTATTAAAGAAAAGATACAAACTAGTAACAAATACACCACCATCATATCCTTCTATCTTAAATGTTTGTGCTAATGGACTTGGTTTCTTCTGTGTACTTGTATCAAGATCAACAATCTGCTTACCTTCGTTAGACTTAAGATATGCAGGTAATGTTGAGACAATACTACCAGGATTAGAAGGTAATATTCCAGTAGGATAGTATTTAACTTCAGTATATGTTTCTACAGTGTCTTTATTACTATCTGTAGAGCTTGAAGTAAATCTAATTGTTTTCTCACCAGTTGTGAATTGTAATTGTTCAGAAGTGGTATCGTAACTTGTATTGTAGATATAGTTATTCCAAGTAGTTCCTTGTGTTGGGGCATAACCATTAGGTATTATAAGAAGACCACTAGCATTACCACCATCATCCGTGATAATATCAGATCCAAATGTTGATAGTGAATTACCAGGTATTCCTGTAAATCTTAAATCAGGATTGCACCATCTACTAATATCTCTTCCCTCTAAGAAAGGATATATCTTAGTATTAGGCTTCATCCTACTAACAGTAAACTTAACTGCTTTTGATCTAGCAAATTGTTGTAGTGAAGTAGCAATAGCAGTCTCACCAACCTGTTTTGTGTTTATTCCTTTACCAGTTTCATTATTCTGTGGACTGATATTAGAAGAACTTGATACATTAGCAATCTTAACTGTTGAAGATACCTGATCTGAATTAATATCAGAAAGAGGTCCAATGTTAAAGAAGTTTTGATTTGATCCAACCCAATTCACTGAATAAGAATTGTACAAGCTTGAATATGCATCACGTACATTCTTCTTAGCAAGGAATATAGTATAGAGTTGAGTATTGTTATCAGATATTAAAGGGGCATCTGTATTCTCATACCATGAATCTACAGGTGTATTGAGAGATGCATCTCCAACATACTGAATAACAACAAATGGATTTGGGTTAATAGTCTTGGTAGCAAAGCTATTATCTAACAAAGATAGATTAGAATATGGAAGAGTAATAACATCCTTAGATCTCCTATATCCAGAAATTACTCTCTCATCTTCTTTTGTATTAACTTCAATTAAATCGAAGGAATCCTCTTTAGATTGTGGTCTCAATACAGATTGCTTAGTATCAATAGAACACTTATAATCAATAGATCCAAGGTTACCCACCTTATGAGTCTCGAAGTTATCTACAACGAATCCACTCTTAAATCTTTCAAGTCCTATCTCATCCTTGATCTGCATATTTAATGCTTGCTGTTCAAGGACACTAAGAAGTGTATAGTATTCTAACCTTTCAACACGCTTCTCTAACTTGCCGATATCACGCATTGTATAACGCTTGTTATCAACAGGGATAACACGAACATCATTACTTGTTGTGGTATATGCAGGTATGTAAAGATAAGTTAAAGGTATAGCATCATCAATACCCTCTGGTCTTGATGGGTTAAGTGAAGAGTTGCCTTCCTTGACTATGAATTCACCTTTCTTAGTTAAGAAAATACCATCAATTCTATCAAGATATTGATTTTGATAGAATGATATAGTGTAAGGTAGATTTGAATCTGATGCTGGACAACTAGAAACAACACCACCACTACCAGTAAACTCATTGAAAGAAGACTCAGTAAATATAGACTTGTCTTGGAAACCAGTAATAACAGCTTCAGTATCAACCTTTGGTCTAAAGTCAACAACATCTCTAAGATTTGTTATACCATATACAGATGAGTTGAATGTAGGAATATCATCAGCAGAAACACCTGCTTCATGTACATAAGAATCTACTACACAGAAATCGCCTTGTGAATGATCAAAGTAATCAAATGATGCTAATAACTGACCAGTAGGTAAATCAAAACCAGGTTTAAGAACAACACGAGATACATCATATAAAGTATCACGTTGACCATCATCAAATGTGAATCTATTGGTAACGTCAGTACCAGTAATTAAATTACCAGCAGTATCTACATTTGGAGGTGCAGTTGAAGAACCTTCATAAACATAATTAAGTTTAATAACATCAGAATATGATACTGTATTAATTTCAGTTGCATTTATATCTTGTCCTCTTAAAGGAAGAACCCTATCTCCTTTTGGATTAATAACAATCTGTTTATTTTTAACAAGTGTTTTCAATCTAGGTCTAGACTTAGTAATCTCCAGTGTTGCTGTAAGCTTAAGTGTAGGGAAAATACTATTATTATTTGGCATTGCACCGAAATAATTCTCAGGAAGTGCTATACTAACACTACCAGCAGTTAATCCACTAGTAGTATCTGTAGAAGTTGCAACATCTACAGCAGAAGCTGGAACGTATATGATATCTCCAGTCTCTACAGAAGGTGCATCCCCTTTCTTAAGTACCGTCAGAATAAAATTATCTTCTCTAAACTCTACAAACTTCTGTGTACCAAATTCTAACTGTGCTTTAAATGTTACTGTTCCACCAGTAGAAGATGAATCTAATACAAAATCTTTTCTTTGATAATATTTAATAGCAGTATCATCAACATTCTTAACTAATGACTTGATTTGCTTACTACCAGTTGGGAATATTAAAGTAGATTTAGATCCATTTGCAATCTTTGGTCTTACTCTTAGTACAGTTGTACTAGTTACAGTGGAAGGAAGTAAGGAATCTAGATATATCCTTGATTTCTTTGTTCCCTGTGGTTTAGTTGCTTGTTGTACTATTGCCTGAATAAGGTTATTATTTGTGTCACTGAACTGAACTAGATCTCCCTGTACAAGACTCTTCGATGCGTCACCACCAAAACCTGTACACTCAATATATTGATTACCTTCTACACCACTAAAACTAAAGTCAGTTATATTAGTACTATTAACATACTGCTCTCTAAACATTTCAACATCACTGGTGAATAGATTAGGTGCTTGAGCTCCTGCAGGTGCTACACCAAATCTAGCCCACATAGACTTAACATTTTGTGGTGTATATGTTTGTACAACATTCTTAAACAATACAGCACGTATTTTAGCAGAATTAGCTTCAGACCAACTACTATTATTAGTTAAAGCAACTACTGATGGCGGTGATGAGTAGGTATTAGATAGTGCATCTCTATTTTTAATAGTCGCTGCAGCATAACCACCACTTTCTATTACAGAAGTAATAACTGATGTATCATACTTTACACCATCTATAACTAAAGTCTCAAGTGCACCATAGTTAGATCCTCTATCATCAACAACGAAATGAGATATAGTATTTTCTCTAGCAATTCTTAGAGAATTTCCTTTTTCATCAAATATTGTTTCTCCTTGAACGAACTGACCATTGAGAACTTTGCAGTAGAGTAAATTACCAGAAGATAAAAGACCATTTGGTGAACCCTCAATTACTCCATAAGCACCACTCTTACTACCAGTAATATAAGTACCAGCTGCAAATGGAGTTGAGTCCACTGTAGGTGTAGGAATAACAGTATCTACAGTTATCTTAGTTAAGAATGTTGGATTAAAGTACGACATCTTGAAAGTCGTATTATATCTACTTGATCCAGCAACTCTTCCTTTAGATAGAATAGTATCAGAGTCTTGATCGAATCCAACACCTCTTTCTTGTAAATGGAAATCCTTAGGCTTAGCAAGACCAATTGTAGGAACAATCATCTCACTATAAGAAACAACATAACCAAGCAATTCAGCTGTAGAAGATCCTTCTGCTCCAGCCTCTGTAAAATAAAGATATGTTCTACCATCAATACCACCACCAAGAGGATTATAATCTCTTAGATGTGTATCAACAACATCTCTAGGTCCAACAAAAGTAAATTCAACTAATTCTGCAGATCCTTGGTAAGAACTTGGAAAATCTGAATTAACACCACTAAACTTAGAATAAGCAAGAGTTGTAAGTTCTACTGCTTGATTAGCATTACCTGAACCACCCTTTCTTACCCAGAAGCTTCCATGTGATGTCTCCCAAGTACTTGGTACAATCTCATTAAATGATCGACCAGCCCCAGCTGCACTTACACTAACAAGTACAGTCTTAATCGCCATATCAGAATCATATGTAAATGTCCTTCTATTACGAGTCTGTTTATGTGAAGCTATTACCTTACCATTAGTCTTATCTTCTGTACTGTTAAGACCTAATGATCCATCACCAAATGTACTGTTAAGATATAGTGTTGGGTATGCTGTTAACTCAGCATCAAATGCATTTAAAGGAACTGTATTATAAGTGTTAGTTAGATAGAAGCTTGCAAGACCACTATGCTTAAGAGTTATATTATCTCTCTCAAGTGATTCTCTAGATTTGTTAACAGTTAAATACTTACTCTCCTTATTAACAATTTCATACCCCTTAATGTATGCTTTACCAACTCCTACTGCTGCAATCATCTTCTGAGATGCTTCAGTAACAGTTAAACCATTAACCGTTCCATCAACACCTACACCATAAAGACCCTTGTTACCGTCTTTTTGATAATACTCTCTCAATTCTGTTGGGAATGATTCAACAACATAGTCACCAGACTCATCAAAGGTTCTTCTTGCTAGAGTCTCTTCAATTACATTATATTCTGCCTGTTTTACTTTTCTCTGTACAGATCCCTTCTTAACAGTTAGAAGTTGTATGAAATTACTATCTGTAGAGGCATTATACTCATACTTAGCTAATCCTAGAGTAATTGATAAACGATGAGCACCAGGAGCACTAAAGTTAGCAAAACCTCTTGCTTGATCATAGAGTGTTGAATCTTCTTCAGGAGTGATTAAAGACTCTGTGATTTTAAATCCTACTTTAGCAGATGGAATATCAATATATGGTTCTAGAATGATAAGATCAGAATCATTACGAACAAAATGACCATTAACAAAGTAGATACCTTCTTCCACTTGTACAGCAGAAGCAAAACCCATTGCTGGACTGGTAATAGAAGTCTCTACATCAGTATCGGGATCCTTTAAAGTAATAGAAGTAGGTAGAACACTTCCATCAGTTCCAACTACCATAAGTGGAGTATTTACTCCATCAACAACTTCTAGAGTCTCACCTTGTCTAAAAGTAGACTCATTATTAGAATTACCACTGCTAGTGTAGTTTACATATAGTGTATCTGCAGTTGTAGTAGTACTATATCTAGTAGATACAACTGTACCAGTAACGCCAGATGTGATGCCTTTTAACGTCTGACCTACTAGTTGCTTAATATCATATTTTTTGAAGACAATATTACCTCCCTCTGATACTGCGACTTCAGTAACAGAAGAAA